TCAAATTTTGCAGGACTAATTACACGCAAGTCGAGTGACTTTTTATTCGGTGAAGTTCCAGTGATCTCAAGTGGTAAAGATAATAAATCAAAGGAACAAGAGACACTTGACCGTATCACTCGGTTAAATGCTATGAATCGCTTAAACTATCAGCAAGCATTGACTTGTTCTGTTATGGGAGATTCATTTTATAAGGTTCGTTTTGGACAAGAGTATGCTGGGGCATTCCCTGAATCATATGACCCTAAACGTATCATTGTTGAAGCTGTAGACCCTAAGAAAGTATATCCACAAACATCACCGTTCGATAAGTCGAAAATCGTTGCTTATCACATTGCTGAGGCAGTTCAGGACGGAACTAGTGACGACTGGACGTTGTACGTGGAAAGTCACTATGCAGGAAAGATCATTTACCGTCAATTTGATTTAGATGTATTCCGTACAGACCGTTTCGGTAACGTTGAGTTATTCAAAATCGGAAACGAATTACCTGAGGGATATGAAGAAGAAAATACCGGAGTTCCTGTACCTTTAGTAGTTCATATTGCTAACTACAATGACGGTATCGACTGGAAAGGTCAAGACGATATTTCCGAACATCTATCATTGTTTGACGAGATTAATAACCGCTTATCTCAAATTGGTTCTATCTTAGACAAACATGCTGACCCACCAATTGCCGTTCCTACTGGACTATTACAGGACGATGGTGAAGGCGGTACTTACTTCCAAGTAGCTATGAATAAAGTGTTTGAGGTAATGGGTAAAGATGATATTGTACCGCAATACATTTCAAACTCAAACCCACAATTAGACCAAGCATTCAAAGAGTTAGAAATGCTATTAGAGTTCCTATTATCGGCTACTGAGATTCCAGCCGTTGCTATCGGTCTGAAAGACTCAGGTACAAGCGGTAACTCAGGACTTTCTATTAAATGGCGTATGAACTCGTTGCTGGCTAAGATTAACCGTAAACGTCAATTCTTTGAAGACGGTCTTAAACGTGTCTACATGATAGCACAGATGCTAGAACAGTACGCTGACCCTTCTGTAGCTAAACACGAAATCGTAGTTCCTACAATCAAATTTAACGACGGCTTACCACAAGATGATACTGAAATTGCAAACCGTATGGCTATTCGTACAAACGGCACTCAGACATTATCACAGAAATCAGCGTTAATGATTATGGACGGTTTAAGTGAAGAAGAGGCACAAGCTGAAATTGACCGTATCAATGAAGAGAAGGAACAGGCAATGAGTATGGTTGCTGAACCTTCTATTTTCAATGAAGAGGACAGTACTAATGTTGGTACTGATACTAATACTAAAACTGATACTGAAACTAAACCTAAAGAAGATACTAAGAAGGAGGAAGAGAAATAATGGCACTTACAGACATTCAAAAGAAAGCTGTTTTGATTCAAATTGAACACCCTGAGATTTCCCAACAAGCCTTAGCTGACGAGTTGGGAGTTCATCGTAATACTATCGGTAACTGGAATCGTAACAAAGAGTACATCGAATATAAGAATGATTTAGCAATGGACGTTCACAAGTCGTTCCTTGCTGATACTCTTAAAATCTTGCGTACTAAAACGCTAGACCCACATGCACGAGGACATTCACGTTACTTAGAAATGGCATTGAAAACTTACGGTGTACTTACTGAGAAATCAGAACAAACTGTCACTGTTAAGGAAGAGAAGTCGGAGAAAGATTTACTTGCTGAACTAATGGAAGACTAGAAAGGTGTGAGGTAAATGAACGAGTTCGAACAAGTACCTGAAACTTACGAGGCTGAGAATGAAGAGTTTGACGCCTTGTATGTTATGGCATGGTTAATGGTTATTCAGGCTTTAATGAAACTATTACGTTTGCCTCAGGCTACTACTAGTACACAAATGTTACAAATGGAACGACAAGTAAACACTGAGGTAAAAGCTATATTTACTAACCTTGAACGTAAGGCGGTAAGTATGGCTACTACCAAAGTAACTGAGGCTTATATGGAAGGCGTCTCTTATTCTCGTACAGCGAAAGCACAGGAAAGTAAATTGGTTGAGGTTAAGGGCAAAGATTTAAATGATGGTCATAGAACAAGGCTAAATAAGATGATTAGTCAAACACAAGATGATCTCCTTAAAGCTACTCATAATACTCAGAACAATGTAAAGCAACTTGTACGAAAAGTGGTTTCTAAAGAAATGACTGGTACTGGTTATGGTGGGAAAATCGGTAAGCAAAAACACATGGCAGCTAGAATTGAAAAACAATTAAGAAAACAATTTCTAGAGGCTGGAATTAAGGATAGTGACGTTGCAATAATCGACAAGGCGAACAGAAAGTGGAGACTCAAAACTTATAGTTCGATGGTCACACGCACGAAAATGAATGACTCATATATTAGTGCTATCCGTGAAGAATCATTACAAGATGGTTCTGACTTAGCTATCATTTCTACCAAACCTGATACGGCTGATGAATGTAAGAACTATGAAGGCATGATTATTTCATTGAACGGCTTAACGGCTGGCTATCTTACTTATGAGGAAATCAAAAAGTCAAAGGCTTGCTTCCATCCGAATTGCGGTCATTTTGTTCGTCCAATAGGAGGTATTGATTGGATACCTAAGAATCTACTTAAAATTCATGAGAAACAAATGAGTAAGTATAGGGGTAATTAGTTTCTAATCGGCTTAAAATTAACATCATTTTACGATATATGAAAAAAGTTTTTAGATTCACCTGTAAAAAGTGGGTGTTTTAAGAACATGTATATTAGAAAGTCATAAAAGCGGTCACGATAATTCGTGGTCGTTTTTCTATTGGGATATAGTTCAGTCGGTAGAACGCTTGACTGTTAATCAAGAAGTCACTGGTTCGAGTCCAGTTATCCCAGCCATTGGAGAGTAGCTTAACGGTAAAGCGGTGTCTTGATAAGGCAAGGAGTGTAGGTTCAAATCCTACCTTTCCAACTTGGGGATATGGTGAAGAGGTATCACGTAACACTGTCTATGTTAAATCAGGGGTTCAATTCCCCTTATCCTCGTTGATAACCTTGTGAGTTCCTTAGGACAAACTCTCGTATGGAAAGTTGTCAGAGTGGCTTATTGTGATTGGTTGCTAACCAATTAAGGCGACCTACACGCCTTCACAGGTTCGAATCCTGTACTTTCCTCCAACTTGGGGTATTCGTATAACGGCTTATTATAACTGGCTTCCACCCAGTAGACAAGGGTTCGATTCCCTTATGCCCCTTACTTACATGAACTTGACTAGCCTCTTAACAATGCTGACTACGTCAAGTCTTTTTACTTATTCAAAAATACTTCTCGTGGCGTTGCACGTAAAACTCGAATGGAAGGGGAAAACGCATTATGACAGTTCCAACAACAGAACCAACAACACCAGTTGCACCGACAACTGAACCACCTGTAACACCTGAACCGCCAAAGGAAACTATGATTCCTAAAACACGCTTTGATGAAGTTAATACAAAGCTAAAAGAAATGGCTGAGAAGGTAGCTTCATTTGAGAAACTTCAAGCTGATGCACAGGCTGAGGCTGAACGTAAAGAACTTGAAGCAAAGAAAGAACAAGGGAAATTTGAAGAACTGTATCTCAATTCTCAAAAGGAATTAGACACTTTGAAACTATCACAATCTCGTGCTACTGAACTAGAAACAGTTATCAATGGCATGGTTGAAACTAAATTAAAAGCTGTACCTGAGGAAATGAAAGACTTAATCCCAGCTAACTTAACTGCTGAGGCTACTTTAGATTGGTTGAACAAAGCTGAATCAAAAGGACTTTTCGGTAAAGCGGAAGTTAAAGAAATCGGTAAACCTTCAAACAAATCTACTGAAACGCCAAAAGTAGATAAAGCAAATCTATCTCCTTTAGATAAGATTCTTGCTGGATTAGGAAAATAGTAATTTGCCTTAGGGCAAGACAAAGATCATATATTATGGAGGGAAACAATAATGGCATTAACATTAGTAGATGCACAGGTAATTTCTAAAGATGTATTACAAGCTGGCATCATCGAAACAATTGTTAAAGAAAGTTCTGTACTAGCTGTACTACCTTTCCAAACGATTGAAGGTAACGCATATTCTTACAATGTAGAAAAAGCACTTCCAACAGTAGCATTCCGTGGAGTTAACGAGGCTTACACTTCTAGCGAAGCACAATTCGAAACTCGTTCTGAGAACCTAGTAATCTTAGGTGGAGATGTAGAGTTAGATAGATTCATTATTCAGACTCTTTCAAATGTAAACGACCAGATGGCTGTTCAAATCATGGAAAAAGCTAAGGCTGTTGCTAATACATTCTCTAAAACTTTCTTCAAAGGTAACAAGGCTACTAACGTTAAAGAGTTTGATGGTTTAGACGTTCGTATTGCTGGTACTGGACAAGAACTTGACGGTAAAGGTAAATCTACTGAGGACAAAGAAGTTCTTGCAATTCTTAACGAATTACTAGATACAGTTCGCGGTGGGGCTGATGCTTTATTCTTAAATAAACGTGTTCGTCGTCGTATCTTAGCTGTATTACAAAACTCTAATCACTACATTGAACAAGGTTCTGATGCTTTCGGACGTCCTGTTTCTATGTACGGTGGAGTACCATTGATGGTAGTTGAAAACGAAATCTTAGGAGACACAGACATCTATGCTGTTAAGTTTGGTGCTTACACGCATGTTGCTGGTTTAACTAATGGTGGAGTTCAAGTACGTCGTTTAGGTGAGACTTCTGCAAAAGCTGTAGAAATTACTCGTATTGAGTTCTTCTGTGGATTAGCACAATTCAACCCTTACAGTTCTGCTAGACTTAAAAACTTTGGCGTAGCTGGGGCGTAATAGAGTGAGGTAAGGGTAATTCCCTTGCCTCCTTTTTTTATTTATCTAAGGAGGGAAATTATATGAAAAAAGTAGAAATGCACGTACCTAATAAATCATATGACGGATATTACGGTGGAGTTCGATTCACTAAGGGCGTAGGTATTTTTGAAGATGTAGAGTTTGCTAAAGACCTAGCTAAACGTTATGGATATGAAATTGTTGAAATTAAGGAAGGTAAGGAAGTAGAGGAAGTTGTTGAGGTAGCTGAGGAAAAACCAGCACCAAAGAAACGTACTCGTAAGAAAGCTGAACCAAAGGCTGGTGAGTAATTATGGAACTATTGGAAGTTCAATCTTTCATAGATAACAATATCTTCTATCGTGAGAAGTGGGATGAAGTCCCTGAGGATAAAATCAAGCAAGTTATTATTAACAATGCTGAGATTCTATTAAAGCGTGAGTTACCTCACCACTTTAATGATCTTAACCCTGTTCCTGTTGATGTATTAGTAGAACAGTGTTTACACATTTTAGAAAGAGACGATTCACATAGACGTGCGGAAATGGGAGTTTCGTACTTTATGGCGAGTGGTCTTTATTTGTCATTTGACAAGAACTTTAAAGATTGGACTATTGCCCCATCTATTCTTAAAGCCTACCCACGTCGGAAGGCTGGACGTTATGTGTATAGCAGACCTGACACGTTTAGGAGGTACTAATTATGATTCCTTTAAATCAGAAGGTCAAAGTTATTTTTGCAGATTCTTTAAATGATGAGTGGGGAATACCTGTAAAAACACCTAATTCCGTGACCTATAAGGTAAGGCTGGATTTCAACGCTGACGCACGAATTATAGAAGGGGCTGACGGTAAGAACATTATCTATTCAGCTACTCTCTATTTTAAAGGTGCTGTCCCTCTTAGCTATAAGGATTTCATCGAGTACAACAGTGGTATCAACGGTTTAGTTACTGAGAATCCAAGGGTTATTTTCCCTATCGTTGACTTAGCTGGAAAGGTCATCTTCACAAAGGTAATTGTGTAATGGCTAGAGTTAAGATCACTGGATTCAATAAGAACATGAAAAAGATTGAGAAGGCTGTATTTAACGCCTCCACTAAAACTATGAAATTCGCAATGAAAGACCTAGAACGAGTTGCTAGTGAAACCGCACCGTATGAAGAAGGTGACCTTGAAATGGGTGGCTTTCATGATGTGGATGTAAACGGCAAAGAGATTACAGGTTGGGTAGGCTTTGAGGCTTGGAATGACGCCCCTAATAGAAGTTACGATTTCAACTACGCTATATGGATTCATGAAGAAACCTATAACTTAGGCGAAGGTTCGAAACAAAAGGGTGGGGGTAGCGGTATGAGTGGTGCAAGTTATCCTGTCGGTAACAAGTATCTTACTCGACCACATGAAGGTGAAGCACCTACCTATCGAAACAAGATAGAAGAAGAAATAAAGAAAACATTAAGGTAATTGGTGGTGTATTAATGGTATCGCTTATTGATGTAGTCAGGTTCTTACGAACTGAGTTTCCTAAGCTGAATATCTACCCTTTAGAATACCCTCTTAACGCACCTATCAATTCAAATAGAGTTGATATTCAAGCGAACGTAGAGGC